ATGGCCGCCATGTCCGCAGCCTTTTTCTCGATGGTGCCCTTGCTTGTCTACGGGCTCGTGGCCTGGTTCGTGGCCATGGTCGCCTTGCTCGCGCTGGGCCTTGTGTGGCTGGCGTTGGACTGGCCAGGCGCCGTGCCGCTGTCCAGGTTCGCGGCCTGGTTCGGCTTCCTCACGGATGCGGTCTTCAGTCTCCTGGGGGGCTTCGCCATGGGCGCCTTCGCCGTCTGGGACACGATCAAGAAGTCGCGAACCGCCATGACGGACCTGCCTTCGATGGCCGAGTACATCATCGTCCCGGTGGTGCTGGGGGTGCTGTCGCTGCTCATCATGAAGCACGGCTGGTACACCTTGACCACCAGGCTGCGTGGCAAGACACGCTGAAGGCGCAAGCGGCCAGGGTCGGCGTCCGCTGCCCGTGCCATTCTTTCAGCGACGACTCATTGCCAGGTGGTCCTTCCCTTGTTCTGACGGCCAGGGGCCAAGGGCCTCAACGGCCGGGGCCGAAATGATTCTGCGCAACGCACCGGCGCCCGCCGGATTGCACGGCATTGCAGGCGTTCTCGGCGGCAGCGTATTGCTGTTGGCGCGTCTGGCGTTCCGCGGCGATCTGGGCGGGTGTCACGCCGGGCTCGGTGGGGCAGTTGGCGGCGATCATGTCCAGCACTGTCTTCGTCATGAACATCACCGTTTCCTGGCTGGCGGTGATCGAGGCATTGGGAGCGACCTTCGTCGCGATGACCGACTGCTTCATGGCTTCGCAGGTCTGGCTGGAAAGGCGCGTTCCGGCAGGGCGGCTGGCCGCGTTGGCCGTGCCCGCTGGCGACGAACCGCCACCCGCGTTCGTGCTGCCACCGGACTCACCCGTCATCTGCCGCGCCGTCGTGGCCGCCAGTGGATGGTCGGGGAAGCGGCTCATCAAGGTGCGCTGCACTTCGCGGGCGCGGGCGCGGTCGTCCTGGGCGTTCAACTCGTCGGCGCGGGCGAAGAGCTGGCCTGGGTTCATCGTCTGCAGGCTGGTTCGGAATTGCTGTTCGGCCAGGGCCGCCTGCTCGCGTTTGCGCTGCTGTTCGGCTTCGGCCGCGAGCCGGTTCTTTTCTGCTTCGGCGCGTGCGGCAGCCTCGCGGTCGCGCGGCAGGTTGACGTCGGTCCGGTTGCCCTCGGTGTCGATGCGCGCGCCCACCGACAGCACGCCCTTGTCGTAGCGGCCTTCCTCGGCCAGCGACCCGTCGGCGCGGTACTCGCGGCCCTGGGCGGGCTTGCCGTCCACGCGCAGGCCTTCGAAGCGGGAGCCGTCGGCGCGCGTGAAAGTGCCCTGCACGGCGCCTGTGTCGGTCCAGCGGCCGACCAGGGTGGCGCCGTTCTTGAAGCCGTACGCGCCCGCGCCGACACGCTTGCCGTTCACATACTCGCCCACGAACCGGTCGCCGGTGGGGTGCAGGACGTCGAATGCCCCCTGCCTCTCGCCTTGCCGGTATTGGCCGTGCTGGATCTCGCCGCTGGAGAAGATCGTCGTGCCGGTGCCTTCTTCCTGGCCGTCCCGGGTCTGGCCGTAGTAGACCCAGGTGGTGCCGTTCTTGCCATTGCCGCTCAGGGTATCGCCGGTGCCCGCATCGCGCACGCGGTTGCCGATGTCCTGTGCACGGGGCTGGACGTCGGGCCGGGCGCCCAGCGCACGCTCGTTGCTGCGCTCCTCGCTGTTCAGCTCTGCCGTGAAGATGGCATCGGGTGTGACTTCCTTGCGATAGCCAAACAGCAGCGTGCGCGTGCCTTCGCCAATGGCAGCCTGCAGCCGCTCCAGGTAGCTCTTGGCGCGTGCGCAGGTCTTCTGCACGTTCAGCACGAAGCGGCAGCCGACATGCGCGGCGCAGAGATCGGCCTGGGTGACTGTGGCCTCGTCCTTGAGCTCGGCGCAGTTGGCGATCTCGGGATTGACTTGAGCCCGAGCGTCCGCAGGAACAGCCAGTACGCAGGCCGAGAGGACGAGCACCGACAGGAAGTGGGTGGGGATCTGGATCGCGTGCAAGGGGCCATGCCGACCTCGGCGGTTGGAGGTGGCGTTAGGTTCTTGCGCGGTGGTCTTTATCGTCATGGCGTCATCCCCTCGATTTGAGACCAGTCGAATCTAGTCGCTCGATTTGCAAGCGAAATACCTCTTTTGTGGGAGTCCACGGAAACCAGTGGGCTGCGACTGCGCTGGCCAAGAAAAAGCCCGCACGACGGCGGGCAAGGGTGGTCCTGAGGAGAGGAGAGAAAAATTGGGCCACTGAATTCAGTCTGGTGGCCGATCTTCTCGATCAGCGCACCGAGGCATATTGGCTATTGCATGTTCCCCCGGTTGTATTGGTCAAGCCCACGCTGAAAAGCCGTTTTCCCGTTGTACGCCTGGTCATTCTCCCGAAAATATTGGGCAGCAGTCTGAAAGTCCTTGGCGCATTGCTTGTAATGGTTGGCCGCCATCGGTCGGCGATTCTTCTCAGCCTCATGAGCGGCAGTTTCACATTTTCTTTTGTTGTCCATGGATGTCGTCCAATTGCTGGCGAGTGCATGAGAGGAGACGAATGCCAGCAAGATAGCGAGAGAAAATCGAATCATGTGAACTCCTATAAAACCCTGTTTGGTCAATGATGAATTGCAAGCGTTATTTCGCCTCAGGGTTCCCGCCGGATACGATTTGAGCGCTCCCTGGCTTCTTGAACGGATCCCGCTCCCCGGGTGTTGAATCGAACAAGGCACGTGGCGTGCGCGTCTTGGGCGCGCTTGAGCTTTGTGGCTGCGCAGTACTCTCTGTCGTCCTGTGTTCGTTCGCGCTGGCATTGCGCGCGCGTTGTCATGACGGCGCTGTCGAAGTCCCCGCATGCGCGCTGAGCTTCATTGGCGCTTGCAAGGGCGGCGCAAAGAAAAAGGCCGAATGCCAATAGCGGGCTCTTGTAGTTCATCGACGTCTCCTCGTGGTGGAAGACCCGAATCTATCCATGCCATTTTGCAAACCAAATACCGCATTTGTGGGAGTCAACGGATACCGGTAGCACGGCAGCGATCACCTTTCGGAGGATGACTGGGCAGTCTTGGGAGAGATCGGAGGGGGTGTACCGCGAGGGAGCGAGCAGGCGACGGGTGGGTTGAACCTACCGCGGCATCCGTGGGCAGCAAGCGCGTCGACTTGACGGTAGCTCGCGCATGCGTGCTCTGTGCGTCGTCCTTCCGGCGGAGCAACGGCGCAAAAGTTGGAGAAACCCGTTGCGGTTGGAGACGCAATTGGCCCCGGAGGGGATTGAAGATCGAGCTGTGGGCCGCGCCAGTATTCGATTCCCTTTGTAAGACTTCGAATTGTTCCCCCGTCTGTTCCCCCGTATTGAATGTACTTGCTTTCGATGCGACCTAAGGGCGCGGCGATGCTCTGCGAGAGGAGGCACGGGCCGAATGCACCTCGGCCGAAGGGAGGCTGAGCCCTGTGCGTCGCTGCCGCAAGGAGTGGTGGACGCGTATCAGTTACGCCGGACACTTTACGCACCGAGATAGCGCGCTCATGGCTTCACGTTGTTACATTAAAGACGCTGCGGTCAACCTAACCCTGTCGAGCCATGAACGAGAGAATCAAAAAAGCACTCCTTGGTGGACGCTTAGTCCTGCTGCTAGGCGCTGGGGCGTCTCGTTCGTCCAAAGACAGACACGGCAAGGTGCTTCTGGATGGCTGGGGGCTAGCTAAGCGCTTAGCCGAAGAAGCAGGGCTTGCATTTAAGGACGAAGCTCTTCCAATTGTTTACTCTGCATCGAAGAAGCCTCTGGGGCAGAGACTAAATATTCTCCTGGAAGGTTGGTTCAAACACACTCGGCCATCGCCCGCTTACGATGCATTAAGCAAATATCCGTGGGCAAGAATCTATACTCTGAATATAGATGATGCGCTGGAGAAGGCGCTCCGAAAAAACTCTCCGCAAAACATTAATATCCGAAATAGATTTGATCGGATAGTCGATCGGGCTCCGTTTTTTGACGATCTTGATCTCGTTAAATTAAATGGAAATATTGATCGAATTGAAGATGGTCTGATTTTTTCACCGCAAGAGTACGGTGCAGCTTCTGCCCATCCACCTTTGTGGTATGAAGAGCTTGCTCGAGATTTTTTCAGGTACACGTTCCTATTTGTGGGAACGAAGTTATCAGAGCCGCTTTTTTTCCACCAGATTGAACGCTTTCGTCAAACAACTAGCTCTGTAGAGGGAGAGAGCTACGTTCTAACACCGTCTGCGTCCGAGATTGAAGTAGGAAGCCTTGCTGATCTAAATTTGAAGCATATCCCAGGCACGTTAGAGGAATTCGTAGCTTGGCTCGGTAAAGAAATTCCATCGCCTCCTTCGCCTTTTGATGTTGCGAAAAAGTATCACCCTCAGATTGATTACTTGGCGACTAAAAATTCGAAGAAAAACTATCTAGAGTTATTTGAAAGTGTCGTCCGGGTCGGGCGAACGGATCTTGCTAGCCATCTTCGGCCGCCCCGCCCGCCGCACAAAATTCGAGATTTCTATCGTGGGTTTAAGCCGACTTGGAATGAAATTCTGAGTGATGTGCCAGCGAAATTGCGCGTGGTGAAAACGGCGGGTCGGCGACTTATTTCGGCGAGCCCTGATGAAAAGCTATTTGTTATTTTTGGTCCGGCAGGGTCAGGTAAGACCACGGCGCTAATGCAGACTGCTCTTGCAGTCGCAGACTCGACGGATCGCCCCGTCTATTTGCTCTCTGACGTAATAAAAAATACGCGCGAGCTGCTTTATGCATTGGAAGAAACGAGCGAAGGGCCCTACTATATTTTTGTTGATAGGTTGAAAAACGTCGAATACAACGTTGATGAGGTTCTCAGGTCTGGAAAATTTGTAAACGGCATTGTTGTTGCATCTGAGCGCCAAAGTATCTGGCATTCCAAAACAAGCGTAACGTTCGAGGGAATTGTTGCTGGAACGTTTCCAGTCGATGTCATCAATGAGCGAGAAGCTGATGACATTCTTAAGAAGCTAGAGCAATTCGGACCCTGGCATCGACTTGCGCGAATGCAACCGAAAGCCCGTCGAGATGAGCTCCTTAAGAAAGCCCATCGGCAGCTTCTGATCGGATTATTGGAGACGACCGAGGGTGCGGGCTTCGATCAGATAATTCAAAAAGACTTTGCTGATCTGGGTAGCCAAGATGCGAAATGGTTTGTTATTTTGGTTGGGTTTGCAACAATGCACCAACAAAAAATGCCCGAACCTGTGTTGTCGAGGGCGCTTAAGCATCTAGGAATTTTGGACGGCACTTCAAAGCTTGCCAAGGTGACCTCGGGTATTGTGAGGGTGAGTGGAAGTTCTTACACTGCTAGACATCCTATTTATGTTGAACGTCTTTTCGAGTTATCTGTCAGTAAGCAGCAAAAGTCTGACGCGCTTCACGCAATTTTGAATGCTTTTACGGCCTACGAGCGTCCGTTGATGAAAAACTTGAGCAAGCCCGCTCAAAATATTTTCAAGCTAAATATCAATCACAATTTTCTGAAGAATATTTTCTTGGGTGATATAGAGCTTGTCTTGAACGTATATGAGTCATTTTCAAAGGCATTTCAAGAAGACGGATTGTTTTGGTTGCAATTTGGGTTGGCTTTGCGTGACGCAGGATTTAATGACCAAGCTCTGGAAAAACTTAGGACGGCCCGCGGAACTCATCGATTAAGGCAAGCAGACCACGCTTATGCACAACAGCTTTTGATTATGGCAGGGCGAGGAGATTCAAAAATAATCGGTTTGGCGTATTTGCAAGAGGCAAAAACAATTCTGGAAGAGCTCGACCTGGTCGGGGCAGAGTTGGACGGCGATGAAGCTGACTATCCGATAGTGACCCTCTCTGAAGAGCATACAAACTTGTCGATAAAGTTTGAGGGAATTGAACGTGGAAGAGAGGTCGCTAAGTTGTATGCGAACATACTTTACGAGCGTCACAAGGAAAATCCCGGCAATGTAAGACTAAAGCAAGCCTGGAAAATGCTCACGGGTTTCTCGACCGGAGGGGCTTGGAAGTAGTCCATTGAAAGAATTCGTTCTTTCGCGCATGGCGTTTTGTTCCAAAAATCTCGATTGCTATGCGTGTAACTTGAAAACGCTGGCTGGAATATTTTTCCTTTTCTTGCGCGCTGCTTCCAGTCGTCTAGATACTCGGGCAAATCCAGACACGTCTACGTTGCAGCTCCTTGTTCGCGCAACCAGGTCGTCACGTCACCAGCCCGCCAGCGCGTGCATCGCGCACCGTTCTTGATCGGCTGCGGGAAGTTGGCCGCGGCCATCTTCCGACGGATCGTCGATTCGCCGAGGCCGGTGAGATGTTCGACAACATCGATGCGCAAAAGTGCGTCGGGTATGAGGGCCGCCTGCAGGGTCTGGGCGGGTGGTCGACGGGGCCTTTGCGTAGGAACCGAGGATGGAAGTTCACTGGGTTCATTCAGCTCGGTGGCGGCTTGAATCTTTGCCCACAATCCAGCCGGCACATTCACTGTGATCCACTTTCTCTCGCCAGCGCGTCGTTGACTCGGGGCGCTGTGGTCGCATTGCAGCAGTTCGCGGAGAAGCGCTGTCATGTGGACACCTCGATTTCTTCGAAGCGCACCGCAGTGGATTCGAGGAGCGCGTTGACGCTGCGGAAGGTGATGTTCATATTCAGTCGCTCCATTTCAGGCAGCCAGCGCTCGAGCAGCGGCCGGTCGTGCGGCCGTCGATTGCGCTGGCGGAGTAGGTGAGGTTCTCGCCGCAGCGCGTGCAGCGGATCGTTCCGCGCTGCGTCTCGGTCGGGCGGTAGGTGGGCGGCTGGCAGTGCTGGCGGCGCACCTCTGCCATTGCGCGCGCCACTGCGCTGGAGAAGGCGCCGAAGCCGGGGGTGGTCATGCGGGTCCTCCTGCGGCGTGCCGTCCTTCAGGCAGTGCCTCTGCGCACCTGCACCCAGTCGCGTTGAAGGTGGCGCACGATTTAACGAACTCCCAAGGCCACAGCCATGACAGACGACAGAACACCCATTTCCGACGGTCACTCCCTCGAATACTGCGGCTTCCGCTTCGAACTCCACGCGGAGCCAGCGCCCGGCGGCTATCGTCCGGTCGTCGTTCTTCTCCGCACACCAGCGCATAGGCAGGAGACCCAACTACCGAACGACACGGAAGAGATCGTCTACGGCACCGAGGCCGAGGCCACGCGCCACGCGGAGCAGCAGGCGATGCGCTGGGTTCATGACCGCACCGGCGACGGGCGAGGGCAGTTTTAAGGGGAGCGCGGCATGCAACTCGAGCACCTTGCTTTGACGGTGGTTGAGGATCCCGAATGGGAGGGCGCCTACCACTGGGTTCTCCTTCGGGCAGCCGGCGCGCCAGACAGCGTAGATGAGCATTCCTCGTCGACTCAATCGTTTCCGACTCTCTACGCAGCGTTCGAAGCTGGCGCGACGTACTGGCGACTTGCGGTGAGCCAAGAGGACGAGGATGCTGACCCCGTGGGTCGGGGCGTTGACTGACCGTCATGGCATGACCCTCCGGAACTCCACCACCCGATGCTCGCGGCCATGGCATGCGTAGCAAAGCCACCGCACGGTAAGCGGCTCGCGCTACGACTTGGACGACTGAGGCGAGCGATACTTGATCCATCGAACGATGGAGGCGCAGATGTGGAAGGGTGCTCGCTGGCCCATGTGGGCCGCGTTGGGGCTCGTCTTGTTCATTGGCCTTGGTGTGGCCTTCGACTGGGGCAAGAGCGATTGGGCCGCCTGGGTGCAGGCCGTCGGCTCCGTTGTCGCGATCGTTGCGACCGGGCGATTCGTTCGATGGCAGCACGAGCTTGAGAGTGAGCGCCAGGAGCGGGAGCATCGCAGGGCCAGCTTGCAGAAGCTTCGCGTGATCAAGGAGTTGGTCTACGCAAACTCGCTTTTTGTTCGATTCGTGGCACTGCAATTTGCAAATCGACAAGCCTCCTTCGACGCCATCGAAGGAAGGACCGGCTTCGACCCTGTCGAGATCGATAGGGTTGGCAGCCACACTTCTGGCATACCACTGCACGATCTCGAAGACTCCGAAGTTGTGCGCTGCGTATTGATCTCCACTCAATACGCTATGCAGGTCAAAGACCTGGCGCGGCGAGCGGTTCAGGACTACCGCTCCCTGAACGCGAAGTCGTTTGAGAACATTGCACTGCGGATGGAGGAGGCAGCAAGCCAGTGCGAGTTGCTTCACAAGACGCTGGAGGAGCGCGAGGCGATCGCTGTTGCGCGGGTTGATTCTGGTCATGCCGGCACCTGAAGTCGTTTGATCGCCCAAGCTGCGGCGGCGCGGTCTTTGGGGCTCGATGCGGCGCTTCCGTCGATGGCCTTCCACTCTTCGACCTGGGCGATCAGCGCCGACATGAAAGCCGACTCCTTCGTCTCGAACTCGGCGTCGTAGCTGCTATCGAGCCAGGTGTGGCAGTGCGAGCAGGCCCAGACCGTGAAAGCATCCGAAGCCTTGGTGCCCATGCCTTTGCCGTGGCGCAGCAGGTTCGAATGCGCGGCCACCGTTGTCGTGTTGTCGTAGTTGCACACGCTCGGCACGCGCAGCAGGCAAGGGCGACCGCGTGCCATCGACAACAGATGCGGGTTGCGCTGGGGCTCGGGTTTCACCATCGGCTGCGACATCGCGCTGCAGTCGGCCATCACCACGGGCCGCTCCAACCGCTTTGCGGGAGTCGGGGGCTTGTGCACCAGCTCCAGGCGCTTGAGGCTGCTGCGTTTCATGCAACCATCCCGGCGCCGGCCACAACTGCGGGGCGCGTCGATTCAATCGCTGCCTTCAGGTCGAAGTAGTGCTCGATGAATGCCTCGCGCCAGTGCTTCCAGGTGATCGACTCGCGCGCGGGCGAGCCCAGATCGACCCAGTCGACCGGCTGCACGGCGTCGTGCATGTTGTCGTGCAGCACCGCCCAGGGGCCGTTCGCATGGTGGCGGTACGCCGTCACGTCGCGGCGCTCGGTGGCCAGGGCGATCAGATCGATGCGGCGGATCTCGTGCTTGTAGCCTGCGAAGACCGTCTGCAGTTTGAAGTGCTTGCGCACGGTGTCCGCGTGAACGTCCTCGAAAACACTCCACGCCTGCACGCCACCAGCGCGCATGCTGTAGAAGTTCACGGCGACCTTTGCCGGACTGCTGAGGTCGGTGGTGTATGCCTCGTGCGCGTCGTGCATCAGCATCGCCATTTGCAGGCCCACGGCCGCGCCTTCGCGCTTGGCGATCTCGCTGCACAGAAGGCTGTGCTCGGCGACGCTGTACGGGCGCGAGGTGGCGCCCGTGAAGCGGTTGATGAGCGACAGGTGGTGTGCGATGTCTTCGATGCACACGGGGCGCGCATCGGGAGCGAGGGAGCCGGGGCCGGCCAGGTGGTACTCGGCGCCCGAGGCGGTGATCATGTGGGTCACGGTCAATCCTTCGACGCCACAAGGGCGCGTTGTGCCGCGTTCTCGGCGGCGATGTCGTTGGAGATTTCGGCCGACAGCTGCAGGGCGTCGGTTTCGCTGGGCCCGTCGTCGACGGCCCCGTACAGCGCGATCAGGATCACGATGACCAGCGCAGAGAGGAGGGCGTCGACGAAGTGGTCGCGCAGGGATTTGGGCTGCGCGTTCATTGCGTCACCTGCTCTTCGTGCATGACGACCTCGGCATCGATGAACGAGCCGACCGTGATGCGGCCTTCGCGCTCGGCGCGGTCAGCCTTGGTGATTTCGATCCAGCTCCAGGCGGAGTTGCTTCCGGCGACTCGCCAATCGGCGAAACGCCGCGTGCCTTTGCGTCGAATCCACAGTTCGATGCGTGCGGCGGGCTTCGCGGTGGCCGCCACGCGCGAAGCGCGCAGCAAGCGGCTGGTGATCCCCGTGCAGGGATGGCGCCAGAGCGACGGAAGCATCTGGGAAATCAACACGCTCACGCACATCAAGTGCCCGTGGGTGAAGGAAGACGAAGACATGCTGATCAGCAACATCGAATACACGCTGGACCTGAGTGGCGGCACGGTCTGCGTCATGACGTTCTACAGCCCTGCGGCCTATGACGTTCTGAAAGAAATCCCCAAGGTCGAGGGCGGCCGTAAGAGCGCCGGCAAGGGCGGCTCGCAGCAAGTGCGCCTGAGCGGTGCGGGGACGGGCCGCTGATGTCGAGCGAACGCATTTTTGGGCTAATCCGGCGTGTCCTGCGTCGGGCCATCAACACCGACACGCCGAACGTGCAGGTTCAGGTGGAGTCCTCGGCGGATGAGCCGCATAGCGATGTCGAGGTGCTGGAGAGCTACGGCCTGACAGCGCACCCTCCCGAATCGGTGCCCGAGGGCATTGCGCTGTTCCTTAACGGGCAGAGCGACCACGGCATCGTGATCGGCTGGCTCGACAAGGCGCACCGGCCCGCAGGTCTGAAGGCTGGCGAAGTCCAGCTCTACAGCGTGCACGGCCAGAACGCACTGTTCGACAAGGACGGTCAGGTGACCATCGACGCCACACAGCACGGCCAGCGCATCTTCTTCGACAAGGAGGGCCAGATCACCCTCGAAGCCACGCAGCACGGGCAACGCATCTTCTTCGACAAGGAGGGCCAGGCCACCCTTGAAGCCACGAAGCACGGGCAGCGCCTCGTCTTCAACAAGGACGGCGAGGTCGAGATCGTGGCCAAGCAGGGTCAAAAGATGCTGATGGACAAGCTTGGCCAGATTTCCCTGACCGACAAGGCCGGCAGCAAGTTCGAGATGCTGGCCAGCGGCAGCATCGTTGCCTCCCCGGCCAACACGTTGTTCCACATCAACGGCTATCTGACGGCCTCTTACGGTGGCAGCAGCATCGGAATGGGGCCGAACGGTGACATCGCCCTGAAGGCGGCCAGCGGCGTCGTGCAGACCATCGGCGATGCGAAGGCGACTGGCGATGTGGTGGCCGACAGTGAAGGCCGGGCGGTCAGTGCGCTCGCGCATGAGCACGAGGGCGTCGTGCGAGGTGGCGACAGATCGTTGGGGCCTGTCTGATGGACGCCCAGCTCTTCTATTCCTGCGAGCCGGATGGGTGCGCGGATGTCGACGTCGCGTGCGGCGATCTGGTGGCAGGCAATGACCTGTCGACGTCGATCTTCATCAGCCTGTTCACGGATCGTCGTGCCAACGAAGACGACACGCTGCCGGACGGCACCGACCCTCGGGGTTGGTGGTCCGACGCCATGGACGGTGCACGCATCGGCTCGCGGCTGTGGCTTCTCGAGCGGGCGCGGGCGCTGCCCGAGGTGATGCGCCTTGCAGAGGAGTACGCGAGCGAGGCACTGGCCTGGCTCGTCGAAGACGGCGTGGCTCAGAAAGTGACAACGTCGGCCGCCATCGTGGGCGGTTGCAGGAACGTCCTGGCGCTGAACGTGACGGTCTACCAGCCCGACGGACGCAGCCTCAGGTGGAAGTTTCGTTATGCGTGGGACCTGCGCTCAGTTCTCAACTGGGAAGCGTTGGGCTGCGCGGACCGGTTGCTCGCAAGTTAAAGGGATTCGAGGTATTCATGGCATTCAAAAGACCAACGCTCGGCGAGCTCATCCGAACCGCCGAGGCGGAGATCAATGCGCTTGTGAAGAACGCAGACGCGCGTCTGCGGTTCTCCATGCTCAACGTGTTCGCCCGGGTGTGGGCTGCGCTCACCGATGGCCTGTACAGCGCCCTGGTGTTCCTGAGCCGGCAGCTGTTCGCGATGACGGCGACGCGCATCTTCCTCGAGCGCATCGCGGAGAGCTACGGCATCTATCGCCTTGCAGCCACGGCGGCGCAGGGCGTCGCGACATGCACCGGCGCACCTGGCTCTGTGGTGCCCAGCGGCTCGCTCTTCCTGCGCGCCGACGGCGTGCTGTACCAGTCGACGGCGGGCGCCATCATCCGGGCGTCCGGCACGGTCGACGTGCCCGTCATCGCACTGGTGACGGGCGTGCTGGGCAATGCTGCGGCCGGGGTCCTGCTGCAGCCTGCCAGCCCCATCGTTGGCGTATCCGGCGTCGTGGTGAGCATCGAGGAGATCGGCGGGGGTGCTGACGAAGAGAAAGACGGGCCCTTGCGTGTGCGCCTGCTGATGCGGCTGCGCAATCCACCAGGTGCGGGAACGATCAAGGACTGGGAGCGCTGGGCCTTCTCGATGAGCGCGGCCATCACCCGCGTGTGGGTGGTGCCGACCGTGTACGGCAATGGGACCGTGGGCCTTGTGTTCGCCCAGGACGGCGCCGGCATCGTGCCGCCACCGTCAGTCCTGGCGCAGATGAGGGCGCACCTGGCGCAGTTCACGCCGGCGGGCTCCACGCTCTACGTGTTCGCGCCCACCCTGAAGAAGGTGAACTTCACGATGCGCGAGATTCCGACCGCAGATCCGGCCGTTCAGACCAATATCGCGAACGAGCTGGACGATCTGCTCTACCGTGAGGCAGGGCCCGGCCTGAAGATTCCGATCACGCACGTGCATGAGGCGATCAGCACCGCGCAGGGTGAGTACGACCACACCCTGACAACGCCAACGGAAGCGCTGGTGTTCAAGGCCCTTGCGCCCATCTTCGAGGTCGGCGTGCTCGGCGACCTTCACTGGAACTGATGCATGACCTTCGCGGATGTTCAATGCGCGCCGAACGCTGAGCCCGTCTGCGAGCCGCAGTCTCGGCCCGCCGACGCGCCTCTGTGCGGCCATGCACCGGAGCAGTTCGCCGAGGTGGCGCTTGCGCTGGAACCTCGGGGCCTTGCATGGTGCCGCCAGTTCACCACCGTCAAGGCCGCGCTCTATCGGGCCTTCGGTGGCTTGCTCTGCGACTTCGAGCGCCGGATGTGCGACCTGTTCGACGAGTCGCTCGCATGCGGCTCGGTGGAGCTGCTGGACGAGTGGGAGAAAGAGTACGGCCTGCCCGGTGCCTGTTCCGTCAGGGACTACCCCACCGACCTGGCAGGCCGTCAGGCGATGGTGTGCGCCGCGCGGCGGGGGGAGGGCGTCACCACGCTGCCGCAACTGCAGGAGGTGCTGCAGATCGCGCTCGAGTGCCCGACGCTGACGCTGGAGAACTTCGTCACGCACAACTGGGTGGCGCACGGCGCGACGCAGACGCTGATGGTTCAAGGCGGTGTCTGCGTGCGGGGCATCGGGCCGAACTTCTCACCACCGCCCGAGGACGGCGAGCTTCCCGATTGCCCCTACATCTATCACAGCACGGTCGGCGGGTGGACCGGTGGAGTCGGCATACCGCTGACCACCGCCGATCCCGTCAAGTGGCAGCTGCTCATTTGCTTGATGGACAAGCACCTGCCGGCCCATATCGCATGGGCGATTTGCGACTGAGGCGCGCTCGGCCGTCAGTCTTCAGGGACCGCCTCGGCGGTCCTTTTCATTTCACAAAGGATTCGCAGCATGGACCTCATCACCCATATCGAGGGGGTAGCCAATTTCGGGCAGTTCAACCCAGGTCCGCACACGCCCGCACCCTGGAACATCCGGCATGTGGGCGCGGTCGACGGCCACACGCCCGACACGTCGACCAGAAACATGGCGGAGATCTACAACCGTCTGTGCCTGCAGATCGCCGCTGCCATCGAGGCCAGTGGCCTTGTGGTCGACAACGAGAACTGGGCGCAGCTTGCCCAGGCGATGACGAGGATGGGCGGCCTGAGCAAAGAGCCGGGCAACCTGCTTCAGAGACGCGCCGACGGCCTGTACTACGGCGTCGTGGCGCCGGCAGACATCTCGAATCTGTTCGTCGATGGCGTCGACGGCGATGACAGTGCGGCTGGAACGCGCGCCGCTCCATTGAAGACAGTACGCGCCGCGCTGGCTCGCGGGCCGCAGGGCGTCACCCGCACGGTCAACCTCCATGAGGAACAGGATCACGTCCTCGACACGGCCTCGCCCGCGATCCTGAGGGGAGGGCTTTTGATGATCCAGCCCTATGGACCGATGGCCGACGCCATGCCGCCGAAATCTGGCGACAGCAAGTTCGCGACCGCCGCATCGTGGGACCTGAACACCAACCTCGTTTGCACACCGTCGTTCGTCTATGAGTCCTTGGGCGTCGAGTACCAGCGATGCATGGGCCTGTATCCCACCTACGCGGGGATCATTCGCGCGACTGGCATCGGCCTGCGCGCCGCGCCGCTCAGCAATGAGACCGCCTACAAGGTGCGCGGCAGCTTCTTCGAGCAGGGCAGCGAGGGAAGTTGGTTCGCCTACTTCTGCAAGATCGACCTGCCCGACACTGATTCGCAGTTCGAAGGAGGCTCGACTGTGAACCACGGCATGCAACTGCAGCAGACCACCGTCACCGGCGCCGGCGTGCTGACCTCGGGCGCTTCTGCGCTGACTTCGCTGCAGTACCTGCCTGGCGGCTCGGGGACGCCCGCCGCTGTCATCGCCGACCAATACATCGCATCGCGTGACGTGAGAACCCGCGTCTACGGCGGCTTGCGCACCAACATTGAACCACCTGCAGACGCTTAAGCCAACGCACGAGAGAACCATGGACCTCATCAATCACATCCCAGGCGTGAGCAAGTCGGTGGCGTTTCGCCCCGGGCCCAACACGCCGGCACCTTGGAACGTGCTGCACATCGGCGCCGTCGACGGCAACAGCCCCTTCACGGCCACGAAGAACATGGCCGAGATCTACAACCGCTTCTGGCTGGAGTTCGCAGCTGCCATCGAGGCCAGCGGGCTGGAGATCGATCACGACAACTGGACGCAGCTGGCCGAGGCGATCAAGAAGACCGCGATGACCAGCATTGCCGAGCACGAGATCTCGGTGACCTCGCCGATCACGGGCACGGGCCAGGAAGGCAATCCTCTGGGCATCGACTGCGGCGAGCTGAAGGAACACTGCGGCATTCCTGGCGTCAACGACATCCTCGAGGGCGATGGAATCTCCGTCGAGGTGGAGGGGGCGCATTCGGTCCGGATCGTCAACACGGCGCCGTTTCGGGGTGTTGCGACTGACGGTGTGGTCTCGGGCAATGGCACACCTGGTAACCCGCTGGGAATCGATTGTGGGAATCTCATCAACCACTGCGGTCTGTTGACGCCCGGCCGGATCATTCCGGGCAACGGAATCTCCGTCAACGACAACGGGAATGGCACGGTCACGGTCACCAACACTGCGCCAGGCGGTGGCGGCGGGCCTGTCGTCAGTGGCTCCGGTGGCTGGCATGCCGTCGCGATGGACTCGGGCTTTGTGAACGAAGCAGGGGCGGGCAATCTCATGGTGATCGGCCCCCCAGGCGCGCAGTTCGATGACCCGGACGGGACCGCTGGGAATCCGGGGATCAATGCCTACACGGTGGGCCCGAACGGGCTCAAGGGAATCACTGTTCAGAACGCGGCGAACTCGACTGTTCGCCTGCTTCGCTCCAACGGGGTCGCCGTGGCGTGGTTCACGGCGCCGACTTGAGAGTCAGGAGGCACTGATCCACCGCCAGTCACAAGCCACGCACCTGACTCATCCATGGGCTGACCCCATGGACACCCATCCCAACCCGCTTCGGCGGGTTTTTCTTTTCTGAAAGACACAGACGATGAAAAACGAAGCTGTCGAAGCCGCGACTGCGGCCGTGGCGTCGAAGTCCACCTACGCCGGCGCCGGGTCGATGATCGTAGGCTGGATTTTTTCCAATGAATTCGCCGTCCTGATCGGCATGGTGGTCGGCGTAGCTGGCCTGCTGATCAACTGGTACTACAAGACCAAAGCCGACCACCGAGCCGCCGAAGCGGACCGGCGTGCTGCGCAGGTGCAGGCGCAGGCAGACGCGCGTGAGCGGGTCGAGCATGAACTGCGAGTCGCGCGGCTGCGTCGCGACGAATGGCCGGATGTAAGACAGGGGACGCTCGAATGAACCCGACCCTTCGAAAGCGCCTGATCCTAGCCGGCGGCGCGGGCGCGCTCGCCATCGCCGCAGTGCTGCAACAGTGGTACGAGGGCGACGGCCCGACCGTGGTGCGCGGCGGTGTGACCTACCACCGGGTCTACAACGACACCGGCGGTGTGCCGACCGTGTGCCGTGGTGTCACCGGTGCCGACGTGATCCGCGGCAAGCTCTACACGCGCGTCGAGTGCGATGTGCTCGAGCGCAAGCACCTGGCGATTGCCGAGGCGGCCGCGAGACGCTACATCAACGGCTATGAGGCCCTGAACGAATGGCAGCGGGCTGCGCTGATTGACTTCGCCTACAACCTCGGACCGGGTGCACTCGAGGGCTCGACGATGCGACGCAAGTTCAACGCCGGCGACATCGCGGGCGGCTGCGACGAGCTGTCGCGCTGGGTGAACGGTCGTGTGAAGGGGCAGCTCGTGAAGCTGCCCGGCCTCGTGGACCGTCGTGGCACCACTGAAGAACTCTGCCTGAACTGGGGGAAGTAGCGTGCCAGCCCCACGCGCGTCTTGGCGCGCGGCCAAGTAGGACGCCTGCCGTGACAAACGTTACGCCTCCTAGTGCCAATCGTCCGTCAAATGCCGGGCAGACTATGGAACACCAAGAAAAAGCAAGTTGGGAGGAACTACAACATGAAAAACCGTCGAACCCTGAGCGTCTTAGCTCTCGTCCTGATCTCAGGCGTTGCACAAGCTCGGAACGGTGAGGCCGCGAAGCTCGTGTCGAGCAATCCGAATCCAGCAATTGCCGGTTGGACCTGTGCCTATCAGCCCGAGTCTGGGCAAAGATTCGAGCTGAATATTCCTGATGTAGAGCAATGCTTCAACGTGGTCTCGTACGACCCGTTGACGAAGATCGTCTCGATGCCTGCGCGACGTCCTTTTGTGAACGCGCCGTCTCCAGTGCCTGCCACCACACGGGATTGATCTGGCTGCGCCAATCGGTTCGTTGGCGCGCCGTGCAGACGTCTGCACTGGCTATTGGATTGCCATCAAGCATTCACGCAGCTCGGCCGCGGAGAGGACGGCAAGCTCGTGTAGAGCTTCACAAGCCGCAATCGACCCCGCTGCCTCGTATCGCAGATCGATCCTCAGTTTCGCAGGCATGGCTGCGCGAGGTCGAGAGCTACTGGAACGAGGTCGATTTTCGTTGTTGAGCAGCGAGACGCCGAAGTAGGTGTTGCGGGAAATCGTCAGGAATGACGGAGCCTGTTGGCTGAATGACCGCTTTGAGTGGCGCTCGCGGGCGCCATCAAGCCGATCGCACTCACAGCGCAGCATGGGTGACGCACCTCAACTATCAGACGCGGCTAGCAAACCATCGAAAGGTGTTTGATCGATCTTCCCAGTTGCCAGTTGTCCGCACAAAAAGGAAGCCTGATTTGGCGTTGCCCAGTGAATCAACCGGGATGCCGGAAGCTAGCAAGGCCAAGTTTTCTGCACCGGCATCCATATCGTACGGCAGCGTCAACGTGATGGTCGCGAAATGGGTGGTCAGCTTCGTCATGGCGTATGTTCCCTAGGATGTTCTTCTAAATTCAGTCCCGTAAAGGACTAGCTTTCGTGTCGCCGTCAACCAACGAGCAACTGCTCTTGCCAGGCCGGCCGGCAGCACCTTGGCGCGGAGAATCCTTTCGCGCAGCGCATGGACAATGTCGGCGGCACACTGCTTTCGGAGTCAAAGATGGTCCCATCACCTGTGCTCGATCTGGCAATGATCGCGTCCGGCGCGTGTGCTTCAACGAGAGTGGGATGCGCCTCGCATGTCGACGTGTCTTTGTGCGACCGCTACGACCTCGTAGGGCACCTCCGTGGCAAGTCTTAGGTTCCGCAGCGATTCTGGTGCGGGCTGCGAGCACATCGCGAATCAACATTTACACCTTGGGCGAACCACTGCGGCCGGCTGGCGTGTCAGCAGTGGTAAGTGCAAAACAGACCGGAATTTGGTCGCCGTTCGGCGCTGGTTCTGTGTGATCTGGAGCTTCACCGCCGCGCATGCGCACAGTGTTGAACTACACAGCAGATTAGTGCGCGCGAGGCCACCCAGAATCAGGATCCCGATCTCGTCGAGCGGGGAGAAGCTTGGTGACAAGGCTTCATTGGTCGAGCGATGCGGCAGCCGTATTGGCATGTGAACCGATCCGAGGCCGCCAGCGAAGAACTGATTGTTACGCGAGCTGACGGTAACCCATCTTATGACTTCTAAAGTATTAAAGCGAGGGGAAATCTGTCAGACTGAAAAATCCATCGTAGCAGCGTGCAATGGCGCTAGAGGGGTGACTATGACCAGCGACGGAAATGGCTTGGGCGCCGACTTCGATCAGTGGAAAAGACTCGCGGACGAGCTCACGGAGGCGCTTGCGGCACTGGAGCGTGGGGAGTCGGGTGCACGGGAACGTGTAAACGAACTATCTCTCGCGCTGCGTTTGCGTAACGATTTGCCTTTTCAGCACGCGCTCTATTGACACTCCAAAACAGCCGTTCTTGGTCAACACAAACACGCCGGGTCCTCGGCCTTCTTGGTGGGAACGCACTGCTCAGCTATTGGCAGCTTCAGCGTGACAGTCGAACCACCGCCGACTGTGGACGATATGACCATGCGCCCGCCCGACTGTGCCGCAAAACCCGCTACAGCTGGCAATCCCATGCCTGACTGTGGCGAATTCGGCTTTGTGGTGAAGAATGGCGCCATGGCTGAGTGCCGAACGGCTGCAGTCATTCCCGTCCCGGTATCGATGACATCGAGTGTCATTTCCTGAGTGCGATCAACCTTTTTGATTGAGACCCTCAGAAGCAATCGTCCCCCTTTAGGCATGGCATTGCTTGCGTTCAGAACGAGTTGAGTCAGGGCCTCTTGCAGTGCGTCGCCATCCCCGATCCAGGGAGGGCAATCTCGTTCGACGTTGACCAAGACATTGATGCGTTGGTCAAGTGTGTGCCGGAGAAGGTCGGCGAAAGAGCAGAGGAATGGCAGCATCTCCAAGCGCTCTGCCTTCAGTGGCTGACGCCCTGCGAAGGAGAGTAGGTTGGCGACCAACAGATCACCTGCACGAAGAACAGAGCGCTCCATTTTCCCGATCGAATCGCCGGAGGGGTTTTGGGTGCTCGAGAGCTGATCGCGCAGGCAGGCGAGGACTTCGGCCAATGCAGCGGATGCCCCGGCAGCGATGTCGTTGTCCGAGCGGGGAATAGCTGTCTGCACTGACACGGTGGAACCCTCTGCGGCCGCAAGACGGCCTCACCTTCATCATGCTCCTTTTCGATAACCTGAAAGAGACCTCGAATCAGCTGTGGTTACCACTGTTGCGCTCGTCGCCGCATGATGCATATCAACCCTCGATTTGTCGCTGGGCGCCAAATCGCACGGATCGGGCAATCAACCAGGGTGAATATGGTCGAGAAAATTCGGCTCAACGATGGGCAATGGAAGACGTTGTGCCGTCTGGCCAATGACAAGAAGGGAGTGACACCCGACGACCCCATTCATTCTTCAAGCCGACTGAGATCCCATGGTCTGGTGGCTCAAAGCCAATCGGGCCAAGAGTATTTGACCGAAAAAGGAGAGCGCCGCTTGGACCAAGGCCGATAGTCCAAGCATCGCCCTCTTGTAGCTCTTGCTGAACGAGCTACAAGGTCGACGGCAGCCGCAGACGTCGCCGAAGCTGAAGTTGAAGTGCCTCGACAAGGTCGTATGCTTCAAGGTACTGCTCGAGCAGGCCGGTGGCCCGCCAAGTCTCGCAGTCCGTCACGGCCTTGGATAGTTGATCCTGCAAGGCCTGAATGTCTTGGAGTTCCGCCATTTGTGGCTCCTTCGGCCGGTGGCCGTAGTTGATTGTGCGCCGTTAAGGCTTTACCGACCCGACGGCTCTGCGCTGAACGGCTCAGGTTGTGCAACGTCAGCCTCTGCCGATGTGAAGTTCCGAGGGGCGTGCAGAGACTCCGGCTGAAACTCCCCTGCTGCCACGCGCAACTTCATTGCGTCCTTGATTTTTCGCAGGACGTTTGTTACAGCCTGTGGGCTACACCCGGCAGCTTTTGCCGCGTCGCCGGGGCGCATGTCGCCCGTGAGGACCATCCGCGCCGCCTCAAGGGAGGCGGTATTGCGCAGGCGGGCCGTCTTGGCCCAGCTTAAAAATTCGGTCCTGGTCATGTTCGCTTCGCCGCCGTTGGCGAGTTGTGGGGACGCAGGAAGTGTCGGCAGGTCGGTTGCCGCCAAGCTTGTTCCAGCGCAAGGTCTCTGCGAAATCGGGCGAGTAGGCCGCAAGAAAACGCCTACACAAAGGCGGGGTAAGCAGGCTCGGGAGGAGGGTAAAAAATACACTCATCCGCTGCCTCAAAGGAGCATTTGGTGCCGACGGATTTCCTCAGACGGATCGAAAGAGAGACGCTCCCGTGGGCCGTGCCTGACACGGCGGACATTGGTAACTTGGCGCTGCTCGTCACCGCCGGTTTCGTTGAGGCGATCCTTCCGACCGATAGCGAAACGCTTGATCTACCAGGTGTCGTCTTGCGCATTACGCCGTTGGGCCTCGCCGAACTCAGCCAGATACACGTGAGGCAGGCGTGAAAAAAGCCCGCGCAAGGCGGGCTTCGCAACGTGGTTGTGGACTCTTGCGCTGTCCCCGCTATGGCGAGGCTACGAGGATCCGTTTTGGCGGGCTCGACGGGTCGAACTGAAGCTCGAGAGGGTCGCATGGCACGGAAATCTGTTGTCCGTCGAAGCGGACCCGGATGTGGGGATAGCGGACCCCTACGATGACGCCAGACCGACCCGCACAGGTGACTCGATCACCTCGGTGGAACGTTCGACCGAACTGGGCCTTGATCTGCTGGAAGCTTTTCGTGGGCTTTACGTGGGTCATTCCTGGCTCCTTCGCGGGAACTGGATGGGCGCAGATTACTCCTTTGTTCACAATCATGTCGATCTTCCGTTTGTCGAATCCCGGAAGCGCGTCCGAGGCGCAGGCGGCAGATATGAAAAAGCCCGCACGAAGGCGGGCAAGGCGGTAGCTCTGAAAATTCAATCTGGCCCTAGGGGGTCACGATGATTTTCCCCGGATAGTACCCAGTTGCTTGTATGCCATCCGGGCGGGTGTAGGTGTAGCTAAGGCGGAATGCATGAGTTCCCACCGACAGGCAAATTGGGGGCGATGTGTTCGCTCCGTACGCACAACGCCGGTATTTCACTACGTCAAGGTAGTCCGAGCCAACATAGTATTTACTTCCCCCGTTAATGTATGAGTAGTACGGCTGTGACTGCGGATCTTTCGGCAGCAATTCCGGGAACGGTTGCACCCACTCGATGGTGGAGCCGAAATTCAGGCTGTTCGCGGCTACGCCACTATAGGAAAATGGTACTGCACGTTCCCCCAACGGGCCCGCGGCCAGTTCCGCTGTCAGCTCACTGGATGAGATCGTCATTTCCAATATGGGTGGCGAAAACACCGCAGGCGAATTCTCAATTAGAGGCCTGACATCGTAGTTGACCGTCAGGTATTTCGTCCTTGCTTCCTTGAACGTTGGGTCATTGGTTGCCGGTCTTGGAATGTCTGAGCCCACAGTAATGTCGGCGTGGTAGTTGCCCGGCCTCTTGAACGGGGCCGCAACGCTGATGCTCAAAGTTGCTGTGCCATCTCCATTGTCGGAAATTTTTGCATCGGCATCTACATTGGATGCTGTGTCGACGCTGGCCTTGAGTGATGAGACTGGGCGACCTTCAGGTGGTGTGATTCTGGCAGTCAGAATCGGTGGGGTTTCCGCCACCGCGCTGACCACATGCATTGTTCGATCTGGAAATGGTACGTTGACAGTCGCGTATCTCTTGTCAATTTCGACCCTCAAGTCGCGCTTAACGATGATGTCGTACGGGATGCTGTAGGGCACATTTCCCAGCCGTACTGAGCATCGTGCGTCCAAACACACGTAGATGCGAAGGGCACCCACGAGATGGCCGGTTTTCTCAAGTTGCGCACCATAGAGCGGCACCATCAATCCGGGCTTCGGGCTTGTAATCGGCATGGCCTGTGCGTTGGGTCGAAACAGTCCCGCCGGATCCTCAATGATGACGTAGAGGGGCTTGCCTGACATCACGCTGAAGTCCCCAACAGCGGTGCCCACGAGCACCACATCCGCCACCGTGTCTTTCTCGTAATAGGTGCCCGTAATCGTCATTGGCTGGCCAGGGGCCATGGCGTTGGTAACGCTCTCAATGGAAAGATTGACTGTCGTGAAATTGGCACCCGAGGGAGGAGGGCTTCCTGGAACCAAGGGATTGGCAGGAGTCGAGCCATCAGGGTCTGCAGTTGCCGGTTGGCCGTTGGCGACGATGGGAAGCGAACCCAGCCCAACGCCTCCGCCCCCACCTCCGCCCCCACCACCACAAGCTCCCAAGAAGACGCTCAGCGCAACCGAACCGACGACAAGAAAACGCCCAGTCATGATTTCTCCCATTGAATTGCTTTTCTTCGAGGCCGGTAATTCAGATGGGCCTCCTCTATTGGTCATCCTATCCCGGCTCTCTCTGGGACTTATAGATGGGCGCGTGACTTAGATCACATAGCGAACCAGTCCTATGGATGGCAAACGAAGCACCGGCGGATCGGAGGCAAGAAAAAGCCCGCACGAAGGCGGGCAAGGACGGCCCGGGGAGGAGGAGGGAGATACATGGGCCGCCGAGGTCAGTCTAGCGGCCTCAGTGCGCCATCCGCGCACTGAGGCAATGTGTTGCACTCATTGCTTGTGGCGAGGCGGCGCCCGTGAAAAAGCCCGAACGAAGGCGGGCAAGGCGATCCCAGGGGGCATCGAAAAACCGACCCGAACCCAAGGAAATTCGCATGCGCCGGACTTGGGGCGCTGTCCGGTCACAGCGCCCGATCGATGGGCGGCGCGTTTCCATACGGATGATTCGAGGCTTCTTGGCATTTTTCCGCGTACGAATGCCCAGTGCAGCCTGCGTTGATCCGTATGCTGGATACTGGGCGTTGGCCCTGGGTAATGGCATATCGTTTCGACCCCGGCCGAAAGAGATCTGGGAAATTTGTGGGACAATTTGTCCATCAAAATTCCCAGATAGAAATGAAAAATCCGATCCTCCCCGCGCAGCTCTTGCTCCATGTGATGGAGCGCCTTAATAAGCAGGAGCTGGCAGACCAGCTGGAGATCACGCCCAAGACGATTTCGCGGTGGGAGGACGGCAACGCGATGCCACGACGTTACGAGCTGGCGCTGCGGGGCTTGCTGACGGAGATGGGGGAAGTTGCTCCGGTCGCGGTGCCCAAGGGTGACTTCCGGTTCATTGACCTCTTTGCCGGTATCGGCGGCATCCGCCGCGCCTTCGAGGACATCGGCGGTGCATGTGTTTTTACCAGCGAGTGGGATTCCTACGCGCAGAAGACATACCGCGAAAATTTCCCAGGTGGACACGAGCTCAACGGTGACATAACCCAGATCGAAGCCCGGAACGTGCCTGATCACGACGTCCTCCTGGCTGGATTCCCGTGCCAGCCTTTTTCCATCGCGGGCGTTTCCAAGAAAAATGCGCTTGGGCGGGCACACGGGTTTCACGATGAGACCCAGGGCACGCTTTTCTTCGATGTCGCGCGCATCATCGAAGCCAAGCAGCCGAAGGCGTTTCTCCTGGAGAACGTCAAGAACCTGCGCTCGCATGACAAGGGGCGGACGTTCGAGGTCATCATGCGTACTCTGCAGCATGAACTCGGATATCACGTGCAGGCACGCATCATTGATGGTGCGCATTTTGTGCCGCAGCACCGGGAACGGATTCTGATTGTCGGCTTTCGGGACCCGGTCGATTTTGACTTTGACAGCATTGAACTACCGGCGAAAGATCGCTACAAGATACGAGACATCCTCCACCGAACCGACGGTACGGAACCTGTGCTTCCGTGGGATGGTGACAAGTATTTCGATCACCGGGCGCACGCCGTTCCTGCCAAGTACACACTGACCGACAAGCTCTGGGCCTATCTGCAGAACTACGCCGACAAGCACCGGGCTGCCGGCAATGGATTTGGCTTCGGACTCGTGAAGCCGGACAGCGTTGCGCGCACGCTCTCGGCTCGTTATTACAAGGATGGATCCGAGATTCTTGTCTATCAGGGCGGCAGAAAAAATCCCCGGCGGCTGACGCCCAGGGAGTGTGCCCGTCTGATGGGGTTTCCTGATTCGTTCCGGATCCCGGTTTCCGATACCCGTGCCTACAAGCAGTTCGGTAACTCGGTCGTGGTTGACGTCATGCGCCACGCAGCCCAGCTGATGAAAGCCGGCATCATGGCTGAAGGCGCCGGCGTCAAGGCGAAGGCTGCTCCGCGACGCCGCGTGCGTGTTTCCGCCTGACGGCTGCGTGGGGTGGCGGACGTCGTTTCGAAGGCGGTACGGAGCCGGATGATGTCCGGTATCCGGTCGCGTGACACCAAGCCTGAGGTGCTTCTTCGCAGTGCGCTTCACGCCAGGGGTTTTCGGTTCCGCATCCATCGCAAGGACCTTCCCGGTCGCCCGGACATCGTGTTGCCCAAGCACAGGGCCGTCATCCAGGTCCACGGGTGTTTCTGGCACGGGCATCAGTGCCAGCTTTTCAAGTATCCCGCGACAAACCCGGAGTTCTGGCGCCAGAAGATCGGGCAGAACCAAGTGCGCGATCAGCGTTCGGAAGAGGCGCTTCTGGCACTTGGCTGGAGGGTTCTTACGGTCTGGGAATGCGCTACACGCGGCGTTGAGCGTGCGACACTTGCCGATGCGGTCTGTCAATGGATCGTTTCCAGCGAGGAGCGAGGCGAACTTGGAAAAAATGGCACTGGAACTGCCTCTGGCAGGACTGATGAAGATCTTCGGGAAGGCGGACGTTGTCAGGGTACTGGCCAAACCGCTGGCGCAAAATGACAACTCGAAGCAGCAGGTCTATCTAGGCGGTAGCTTTGATGTTCTCAACGAGCTTCCATTCGGCGAGGTTTCTGCGGACGACAGTGTCAAGGATCCTACTTTCAAGACGACTCTGGATTTCTACTGGCTCACGCCGGACGGTGTGTTCCAGCGGGCTCCCGGGGCTCAGCTGATTCTCTACCCACGTTATCCCGAGGTGCGTCTTTCAGGATTTCTCAAAGGCTGTTCTGCCGCTCCGTCGGAACACATGAAGCCTGTGCCAAAGGAAGAGCGCGGCGAAAAGAATGCGTGGGATGGTCGTGTCCTGTTCCTCGGCGTAACCCGTGACGACAAGGTGCTGGCCTTTCTTTCACTGCCGGAAAGTGCGGCCAGCAAAGATTTTGAAAGACTGCGTGCGGACCGCGAGCTGAAGGTCACAGGCAGGCTCTACATACTCCCGCCCCCCGGGCCTGTGGGGCAAACTCCTCAAGAACTGCAGGCTGAGCTTCTCGCCGCACTAATCGACATCGCGCGGCTCGGCCCAACGCCATCCATCCGTCTGGGAAAGGATGGCAAACCCAAACCCTATGCGGCGACCAACGGCGGGGGATACACCCTTGAGGCGCTGCTCGGAATACAGCCGAATGGACGGTCTGAGCCTGACTATCTGGGCTGGGAGATCAAGGCAATCAGCAGCGATCGGGTAACCCTCATGACGCCGGAGCCGAATGGCGGTTTCTACGGGGAGAAGGGGGTACAGGCGTTTCTGCGCAAGTACGGGCGCGTGCGGGGCAATGACATTTACTTCACGGGAACTCACCGTGTCGGCATAGCCAGTACCAGCGGCCACACACTGCAGCTTGCTGGCTTTGACGCGAAGAAGCAGAAGATCCAGGACGTCAATGGAGGCATTCAGCTAATGCTGGGTGGTGACGTGACGGCGTCATGGAGTTATACGGCTCTTCTCGAGCACTGGGGCCGAAAACACGCGCAGGCCGCTTATGTGAAGTACAGGAAGCAGGCGGGGCCTGAGCCGCTGTACTGCTTCGCCGGTCCTGCAATGCTGGGCATTGGGACAGACTTCACGATGTTCCTGTCGGCGCTCGCATCGGGACTCGTGGTGTACGATCCCGCGCCAAAAATAACGGATGCCAGCGGTCCCAAACCGACGACCAAGGCTCGCAGCCAGTTCAGGGTCCGAGTCAACAGCTTGCCGGGCCTGTATCACGCATTTGAAACGGTAAACCTGCTGCCATAGATTCTGTGCGCCGGGGCGCAGGAACATTGGGGACTTGGTCTGTTCGCCATCTACCCGCCAAGCAATGACCGAGGTGCCCCATGCCGGTTTGTGCTTACCAGTCAAGCCGACGGGCAGACCGGCAGGAGCCGGAATGAGCCGGCGGAGAATCTGAGAGTCGAACCCCGTTGAGGCTAGCAATTCGCCGCGCGTGACGGGGTTGGGGTGCTAGCGAATGCGGCGCAAAGCTGGCACTGGTCGAACGGCGCTCGCAACGGAAGTTGTCGAGGTTGGAGTGGCGGGCGAAGGCGCCGCGGGTGGTGTGCTCGCTACAGTGGCTTTCTCGACGAGTAGTCGAGCTTTGGCGCGAGAGTTTTCCGCTCGCACTTGGTCCACCGTGGTTTCCAGGTTGTAGTCCGCTTCATGGCGCCATTCACGAAGTTCTTTCAATCCCCATCCCAAGGCGCGAGATTGAAGGTTGACCTCTCGATCGCACGCCGGATCGGGGTTGGTCAACTGATTGAGTAGAACTTGGTGTACTCCGCCTCGAGGACCGACATCGCGTCCCTTGTCGGGAAGTCTTTCATGCCAGTCTTGGCAGGCGTGAAAGGCGCCATAGTAAGCCCGGCTCACGACCGCACGGCGTGCGATTTCTACACCGGCTGCGTCGACCGACTCCGAAAATGAGACGAAGTCTTGAGCGGTGACCGGCATTTAGGCCGGTACGCCAGAGTGGGCCGGATCGATTTCTGCTTCAAGGACCGTGCCTTGATAACTGATGAGCAGGCCTTGCGTATCCAGATCTTGGGTGGCGAGGCGCATGGACAATTCCCACCCCAACTCAGCCGCCTCCTTTGGGGGGGTCATGACAGAGAAGCCCATGTAAATTGCCGGGCCTCCTTGGTCGGCCTCAAGGATTGAGATCTCAGGACAAGACCCTAACCAGATTAGGCCGCGAGACACCAGGAGCCCGTGCGCTTCGTCTAGGATCAAACTGGTGGTCTTCTCACTCAAGTTAAGACGATCCATCATGTCTGCGCCTTCACGAACTGCGTTCAACAGTGCTTCTGGGGCGCCATTAGGGGTGATGCTATTAAGAGCATTCCTCGCAGTGTGAAACCACCCAGACGCGATGGCTTGGTGCAAAAAGGGGATCGCATTTCCAGCGTCTGCGCGAAAGGTATCTTCGAAAAGTGCGTGGCTCTTCGAGATCTCTCCGGAGAGAAAATAGCCCGTGAGCCGGTACTTCGCGATATCGGCAGGACTTGCCCCATTGGCTGCCGCATTCTTGAGCCAATACTCGAACTGCTCAAAATTGCCGGTCAGAACATGGACATTCGCTTTGAGCAGGCTGGCACTCACGACGTCCAAGCGTTGAAGCTTGTCGCATTCGTCCAAGATCGGCTGTGCTCTTTCCTGAGCGCGCTGATGCGTACCAACGTTCAGGGCCAGGCTTCTGACCATGTCGCTGATCTCATTGGTAATCGTCTGCGGCTTGGGTGTTGACATGTGAGAGGGAAGACCGGGCCAGATTGCGTTTCAGGCGCCAGACTCTCCCAATTGAGGTCGGATCGGTATCACCAGTATTTTGACACAGCTAAAAAATGTCAAGTGGGGCCGGATCTACGTCCATCGACTGGTGCGACTTTGCTCGCGCTTGGAGCCTCACACTGAGGTGAGCTGGACCAGAGCGACTTAGGCTCCACTCTGATGCTGCTTCGGCTCCACGACGTATGCTCTCGCGGGCTTCTTCGGCCGTGGTGCGGATCTGTTGCGGTAGAGCGCATAGATGCTGCTCACGCGGCCTTGAAGGCCAATATCTTGGCTCCGTGGCGTAGCTCGTCAAGATGGTCGGCCCACAGCTGCATCATCTTGCGGCGCTTGACCACGAATTCCGCACGGTCGTAGGCGGCACCGAGCGGCCCGCTCTTCCCGTGCGCGAGCTGCGCCTCGATGACCTCGGGCTCGACGTCCATCTGCTCGACCATGATCGTGCGCGCCATCGCTCGGAAACCGTGGGCTGTCATCTCGGTGTTGTCGAAGCCCATGCGGCGCAGCGCCGTGTTCACGGTGTTGTCGCTCATCGGCCGCTCGCCGGTCAGCAGGCTCGGAAAAACGTACTGACCGTGGCCAGTGAGCGGCTTGAGATCGACAAGGATTTCGACGGCCTGCTGTGGCAGCGGCACTAGGTGCGGGCGCCCGTTGATCTTTGCGGTCTTCGTGCGCTTCATGTCCGCCGCCGGGATGGTCCATAGTGCCTTCTCGAGGTCGAGATCCGACCAGCGCATTTGCCGGATGTTGCCGGGCCGCTGGAAGAGGAGGGCGGAGAGGTGCAGTGCCGCGCGCGTCGCAGGCTGGCCAGCGTATGCGGCGATTGCGCGCATCAGCTCGCCGGCCTTCACCGGCTCCAGCACCGCAGCCATGTGCTTGACCTGCACCGGCACGAGCGCGCCTTGCAAGTCAGGTGCTGGGTTGCTGGTGCACCGGCCGGTGGCGATGCCGTGCCGGAACACTTGGCCGGACCATTGGCGCAAGGTGTGCGCAGTCTCGTGTGCGCCGCGGGCCTCGACGCGACGCAGGACCTGTAGCAGCATCGGCGCCGTGATGCTGGAGAGCGGCAGGCTGCCAAGCCAGGGGAAGGCGTCCTTCTCCAGGATGGAGAGCCAGCGCTCCGCGTACCTTGGGCTCCAGGCCGAACTCTTGGTCTTGTGATACTCGCGGGCCACGGCCTCGAAGCTGGCGTCGGTGTCGACCTTGCGCTCGAGCTTCTCAAGCTGCCGGCGCTGCGCGGGGTCGATGCCTTGCTGTTGGATCTTGCGCGCATCGTCGCGGCCGGTGCGCGCTGCCTTGAGCGTCACTTCGGGATAGCTGCCCAGTGCCAGGCGCTTTTCCTTACCGTCGAAGCGGTACTTCCAGAACCAGCGCCTCGAGCCGCTGGGCTCGATCTGCAGATAGAGGCCACCGGAGTCGGCGAGGCGTAGCCGCAGCTTGTCGGCAGGGCAGAGGGTCTTCTTGCAGGCGGTGTCGGTGAGCAT